GCGACTCAAGTAGGATTCGAACCTACGACCGACTGCTTAGAAGGCAGTTGCTCTATCCAACTGAGCTATTGAGTCATGAGAGAGGCGGAGAACTGTCTGTCGTTCCCTCTTACGGTTTTGCCTCTCAACTCAGTTATTATAGACCCTCTTGCTCAGATCGTCAACCCTCTTCTTCTGATACTGAATCTTCATCTAAAGTAGATTCTGATTCTGGAAGAACTACTCCTGTTCCAGACAAGTATTCAATTGCCCCCTGAACTTTCAAATATAATTCTCTTCTTGCATTACTTTCAGTCTGTAATTCTGCAATATTCTTTTTGAGACTTTCTCTTTGCTCTACAAGATTTGCCAAATGTTGTTGTTGCTCAGTCATTACTAATTTCAAATTTTACTGATTTTGAAATTATTTATAAATGTGTAAAAGATAAATAATGCATAGTCTTGGATATAAATTTTCTATGAAAAGAGCATTAATTGCTTTTGGAATGTTACTGATGACCGCAGGTGCAGCAAATGCAGGCGGAATTGTTTCTAAACATGCATCAAGCGTCCAATTGACTGTTGACGCTGCCAGATCAACCGCAACAAGAATTGGTTCCTCCTTCAGTATCTCCGGATCAAATGTGGATACTACTGACGGATCAACTGCAGGTACAGTTTCTGCTGGAACAATTACTTCTGGCGTATATTCTCCAGGAACAATTGCAGCAACACAAGATACTGCAGGAGCAGCATTTTCTTTCAGTCAATCTTATACACAAGGAGATGCAGTACCAACTAGTGCAGCTACTGTAGGTGCTATTCCTAACTTCGGTTCGGTTACTTCTTACAGTGCCGGAACTGCAGGAGACCTAGCAGGTACTGTAACTTCAGCAGGTGTACTAACCGTGACCGCTGGTGGAGCTGGATCTAGTGCTATCGGACAATTTGTTTCTGAAGTCACTGTAATCGACTGAGGTTAAATAACAATGACTAGATTACAAGAAGCAATCGGTCTTGGGTTGATTCTTGGTGCCTTGCACGGGGCAGCACAAGCTGTCCCGGTGGTTCCGAACTTCACACAGGGATCGATGACGAGCCACACTGAAACAACACAAACAATAACCGAGACCATAAATTCTATGGATTATAATACTGGATATCAATATTCAGTAACTGGAAGTGGTATTACAGCATCAGGAAGTTTATCACCATCAACTTCCGAATCATCAGCATCAATTGAAGGAGTGACATCAAAATGGGTTGGATTGAACAGCAGACCAAACTTCACACAGACAACACCCGGAGGAGCATTTCAGTTCACGGAGACCTATCAAGGTCCAGGGTTGAGCAACCATACAATCATCCAAAGAGAAACAAATATAGAATCGGTCACAGAAACTACAAGTATCTTCTCGCAGTAGTTTCTTTACTATTTGCCGCACCAGTTAATGCTAATACTGTTGGTGGTGTAAGTGCCACAGCATCTCCGGTCGCGAATAGCTCAGGCTCAGTGACCAATCAAGCCATCCAGGTTTTACAAGGTCCTTATATTACTAACACTTATGGATCAGGAATCCAGTGTCAGGGTCCTACTCGCAACTTTACACCGTATGTGACAGGAAGTGTATCTGCGGCAAAACCTTATGAACCATACTACATGGATCCAGTATACGATGTCACGGATAATTTCGGAGCATTTGATGAAGACAATAATCCAATTGGAGATGGAATTTTAGATAATCCAGGAGATATTATCTTCAGTAAAAAAACAAGAACTGGACAGAAAGACAACTACAGTTTAGGTCTTGGTTTCTCTATGACATGGAGTACACCAACAGATAAGAAGATGCAGGAGTTATGTAAAGAAGCAGCATCTGCAAATATTGAAATGATGAAACAACAAACTGCCAATAAAAGATTAGATTTTGAGATCGCAAGATTGAAGAATTGTGGAGAGTTGATGTTAAAAGGAATTCAATTTCATCCCAAAAGTAAATACTATCCCGTGTGTGCAGATGTCCTAGTAAACAATCCTCCAGGACATACACATCCACACCATCATGAAATTCCTAAGGTTTCTTCTTCCGTCTCGGAAACACAGACCGTAATGCCTTCACTGCATCATTCATCTGACGCTGCTCTGCTCGGCGCTCCCCTGACGACAAGATAGGAGGTTTCTTACCTCTTATCTTAGCAATCTTCTTCATAACCTTCTTTACGGCAGGTTTGACTGCTTTCAACAAAAGATCGGCAAGAGGTTTGGCAAGTAGTGCCGAAGTAGTTGCAATCACGGCAACACCACCAACTTGCATCACCTGACCACCACTAGGAAGTCCCGCTACTATTTGTGTAGGTAGTGGGACTTTTTCTGTGATCTGAACGCAGGTATTATCAATCAATTCATATCCAACAACCTTCTTTCTAAATCCCTCAACGAATGTTCCTACAGGTTCTTGTGCTTGCTGAACTTTAGTAGGACATTCAACTTCTACTGCTTTTGGAGATTCATTAGGTGCTTCAACCTTTGGTGATGCTGGAATATTTGGTTCTGGAACTTCTGTCTTAGGAATATCTGGAGTAGTTGTTATAACCATATTCTCAGGTTCATATTGAATAGGATTAAAACTTGGCATCCCACCATCACAATAAACCACTATACCCTTCGGATCATCCTCACCAAGGGTTTTAGATTTATTGTTTGATTCATGTGCCTCTACACATCCAGGAATATCAACTACAGGAAGTCCAATGTTGACCACAACTGGTGGAGAAAGTGGCAATGAAGTCGATGTAGAATTCAATCTGTATGTGGGAATCTCAATATCTTTAATGGTATTTGAGTGAATATCAATATTCCCACCAGTAATAATAGGAATATTGGGCATCAGTCATCATTAAACATATTAAGGACAGCAGTCCACATAGAGTGAAAGAAAACATACAGAAAGAATTGCTTATCTGCTTCCTTTTTAACAGGACAATTTTTCTTTCTCATGGTAATCTAATGTCAGGACCAGTTACTTCTGGAATATCAGGAATGGCAGCATCAATTAGACCAGGAAGTGCTCCAGATACTGCCTCTACTGCTGCATTCGCAACATTCTCCTTTGCCTGTTCTTGCCACTTTTCAATATTAGTATAAGCATATACACCACCACCAATCACGGCAAGTGATGTCAGACCAGAAAGAAGTGCAATTACATTAATTACTTTTTGCATGATGATTCTCTCTCATCAATTCCTAATATATAGACAACAACATACAAAACTCCGGCAAGGAGTATTATCAACATCCAGATAATACTCCAAGTAACACCATTAATATCTGCGAGTGGTCTTAAAAAAAGGTTCACTGATCCCAGACCAATTGATACGCCATCTTATCTCTAAGTTTGTTTATTTTTTCATCATCATACTGTTTAAAATTACCCCTCTTCTCCACCTTCTTATAATAGTGAAGAGCATTAAGAATAATTGTATGATCTTCAAGAGTTAATTCAAATTTCATCAGCAATCATTGAATACAGAACCAACTTCTGAACCGACAGATTCTCCTACTTGATTGCCAAGGAGAGTTGCCCATCCTGCTGCCAACCATCCAATATATGGAATGTTCATTACTGCGGGAGCAACCAGACCAGTTGTAATTGCACTACCTGCCATTGCACCTTGTGATCGTGCTCCAGCGTCCGCGATCAAACACTCTACGTCTTTTGCACTCTTTCCCTCACCGTTTGCTACGGCACCTCCTGATCCCATGTTACGGGTTCCTTCCATGGTGTACTGATCACGACGATATTCTGTTCGCTGCTCAGTTCCTCCGCCAAAGAAACCTCTCTTTTCTTTATCCAAATCAAGAGATCTTTCCGACTCTAAGATCTTAGGATCATTGGCACGATACTCAATCTCATATCCATCTTTTCCTGCCTTAATCTTGTAAGAAGAGTAAGGACCTCTAGGTAGATTGATTGTAGGTGCTGATTGAACTGGTGGTTCTTTCTTAATAAGATGTCCAAGAACACCAATATGTGCAATAGCAATAACACCACCCACACCTAGAGCAACCCATTTGAAGGGACTACTCTTTGGTGCTGATGGTGTTTCAGTTGGTAATGATGTAAAATTATCTGGTCTATTAATCAGAGACATAACTAACCTCAATTAGTCTACTTTTTCTTTTTTCTCCACTTCTTTTTTATCATCTTCTTTCTTATCTTTTTTCGCCGGAACAACCCCGAACGTAGCTAAAGTTCCAGTGAACACGCTGGCTATGAATGTTGGGTCAATATTCTTTTGAGGAACACCAGGAATAGTTACATAATTTAGTGTAAGAATTGCTGCGGACCACGAAAGAATAACAACACGCACCAAAGCGGATAATCCCTCATCCGCCCAATCAAACTTATTCTGTTTGGTTTCCTCTTTCTTCTTTGGAGCAGATTCCATTTGGAAAGAGCAAGGCTCAGTTATTTAGGGAATAAGCAAGTCTACGGTAATATTTGTATTTTGTATTTGATTGAACTTTTGACAAAGAACAGAACTAGATTCGTGTTCCCATTTATGATAGGTCGTTTTTAATTTTTGAGTGTAATCAGGACTGTCGCATGTTTGCATTTCTTTCGCGACGATTGTCTTGATTAGCACATCTCTTGTTAAATTAGACATACTTGAAAATTGTTTTCCGACAGAGAGTCCACCATTATAACACTTAAAGAGTTTCGCAGGACTCTCCTCGGCTGGTTGTTTCCTAGTTGGAATGTTATTATTTAGACAAATAACCTTCCTTTACTAAGTATTCTCGGGTCAAAGGTGTTGGTTCATACACTTCCCACATAGCACCAGTTGCACATGCTTCTAGTGCCTTTGCAGTCATACCTTCAGTACGACCTGCCCAACCTGCTTCTGCTTCCCAAGGTACTGCATGTTCAGGATAAGTACGTTCTGCCATCACACGCCAAACCATAGGAACTTCATCTTCAGGTTTGATAATAGCAATCAAACTATTCTCGATAGTTCCTGCCATACAGTCCTGTGCAGC